CCACACTGCCATCCCAGCATGCCGTCATCAGTGAGTGTTCGCAGCATGATCGCTCGCCTCCTTAATAATTCCAGGTGAACGTTGTTCCAACATGGCACGACGCGTTCGCCGCGTTACTCGTTTGCCAGATCTGCACGCCGTTGGCATCGAGATGTGAGTAGTTGAGCGGCGTATTGATGTTGGTCGGCCCATCGAAGTACGAGGTCGAGATGGTCAGCGAGACTGGCGTCGCGCCGCGCGAGCGCGATGAGAGATAGATGGAGAGCTGATCGCCCGAGGCGCCTGCCCACCCATCGATTTCCAGGCTGCCTGCTTCCACACCGCCCGACGGCTGCTGCAAGATGTTGAGCGCCTGGTTAATATCACTGGCATTGATCTGGTTGCCAGCGACGACATCGGTCAGACTCATCGCATTCCTCCTTGTTAGTTCTGATCCATGACATAATCATTGGTCAGCGAATTTCCCCCGGTATTGTTAAAGGCGTAGCCCAGCTGCGTCATCAACGTGCCGCTGCCCAGCGTTCCCGACGCGCCATTGCCAAAGACGCCCGCGTTCGTGAACACATCCTGCGCCTGGCTGCTGCTAAAAAATGTTGAGAGATCGACGGAGTTTCCCGAAATGGTCGCGAGCGTAATCGGCGCGCGAAAGACTTCGCTCGATAGCGACGTGTTGCCGGGCAGTGGCTTCGTGAAAGCGCCTGTGCCAACGGCGAAGTACTGCGAAAATGCGTTGGTATTGATGTTGCCCATGTAGCTGAGCAGCTGATTGCGACCGTTGGTGAGCAGCATATTCACGCCGCGCGCGACGGTGTAGCGCTCGCGCTCGCGCTCGGTTAACCTCGGCCACCAGGCGAGAAAGTCCGCCAGCTCGCAATCCGACGGCAAGGCGCGCGCGTACACAACGCCTCTGTAGTAGAGCCGGTCGCGGCGGCGCAGCCGGACAAAGCGTCCACTGAGAGACATCCCACGCAGCGTATGTAATCGTCTGTGCATTGGTTTAACTCCACTGGGCAAAGCCGTAACGCGGCGGTGTGGCCGCGAGGCCTTTGTTGTAGTGCGCCAGCACGCGCGCGGCAGACACTACGGCGTTGTAAATCGCGGCCTCATCGAGCGTGGCGGGCAAATAGCCGCCGCCGCTGACGATGTTGTAGCCAAAGACTAAATTGTATCCTGGCGTTCCCATCGACCCCGATTTCGCCGCCGTCGCGACGCTCGCGCCATTGACATACAGCGTAATCGTCGTGCCATCCCATGTCCCTAGCAGGTGGTACCAGATACCGGCGCTGAACGCGAACGTATACGTCGCGGTGGCGTGGCTGGAGCCGTTGCCGATGGAGAGGTTCAGACTTGCTGCGCTGGCCGCAAAGTACAACGCGAAGCCTTTGTTGCTGATCCCGGTATCGTTATCCGCGATCACCGCTTTGCTTGACGGGATCGTGGTCAGCTTGACCCATACCTCAATGGCAAACGCACTCCAGCCCGCCGTGTTGACGCCAACCGGACAGGTCATTTCGCCCGCTGCGCCATCAAGGAGGACAGCGGTGTCGGCATCACCGATGAGCGCGCCTGGTTGGTCGTAGATGACGCCGCTTCCGGCATACGTCCCGCTATAGCCGTTGCCTGAGCTGTCATTGGCAGTCGTGCCTGATGATTCGTCGAAGCGGTAATAGGCGGTGGGACCGTCGGCGAGGATGGTTTGCTCGTAGGTGCCATAGGTGACGTGGACGGCGCCAGGCGTGCCAGTAAGCGAGTCGGAGTAGGCGATCTGGTCGGAAGCGGTGAGGCCAAAGCTGGTAATCGGAATCGTCGCGACGGTTTGCGAAGCGTCCGCCGCTTTGTGCAGGTGCGTCAGAATTTGCGAAATCTCTGGATTGTAGGCGCCAATTGTTGCCTCCCACTCGTACACGCCCCCGCCTTCGCTGTCCATTTCGTGCTGCTTCACGCTCTGCACCAAAAAAGCTTGCCCTGAGAGGCCCTCGCCGCGATGCCAGATTGGCACCAACATCCCGGCGACAAGTGGCTGCATCTGCGATGTCAGCGTATAGATCATGCGGCTGTAGCCGAATTCCTGCGTCTCGGCGATGGCGCGCTGCTGCGCCGCCTGCACCGTCACCAGCGAGGTGTCATGAATCACCGAATCGAAAATCCAGCCATTATGCGCGCTGGCCGAGTTGGGATCAAGTTCTTTGATGCGAATGGGTGACTGGAAATCATAGTTCACGGCGATGGCTGCGCCTGATACCGGCGCGGTCTGGAAGGTGATGTGCTGCGCCGACTGTGAAACTGAGACCACATAGCCGCCGCTGCCCAGCGTGATCAACGTATCCCAGCCGTATTTCTGCGCCGTGCCGTTCAGGGTAATGGAGTAGACGGTGTTGGGCTGCTGCGAGAGATTGAAGGTTTTGGTGTGGCCGTCCCCGGTGAAGGTATCGGTAATCGGCCCGGCGATATACTTGCCGCCATCGATGGTGACGCGATTCTTGATCTGCGTGCCATCGTCCTTGGCCTTGAAATCATGAAACGGGAACGTGTTCACATAGTCTGGCTGGTCAGAGAGGCCAAAGGGCGCCGGGTTATACACTGGCGGCGCGTAGGTAAAGTTCAAGTAGGCATCGACGTTGACAACGAAGCCACTCTCGTCAGTGAGCGCGTTGATGATATCGCGCACCGTGGAAAGATCATAGCTCACCTGCACGATCTGGACGCCCTGCACCACGCTGACCGTGTTGAACACGCCGGCCAGGCCGTAGGCGCTGTTCGTCAGCAGATCGGCGATGATCTGGCTATCATACTGATTGGTGTAGGTGACGCTGACCAGCGTGCGGTCCAGGTAGGCCACGCCGCTCTGCACGGTGAGGGTATAGACGCGATCCGGCTCGTTGGCATAGTCGCGTTCAAGATCGGAAATGACGCCATAGAAGAGCCGCGACTGCCGCACAGTTGTGCCATCAGGCAACTGCGTGCAATCAGTCTGCCCCGGCGCGCAAAAGGGCGTCGGGTACGTCTGCTGCGTAAAAAAGACCGGCTCGAGTTGCAATTCCTGGTACGTAATGACGCCGGACGTCGCGCCGCCGGTGGAGGCCATACCGAACTGCACCTGCGCGTAATACGCGCCCGCGGGCGCGATGCCCGCGACGTGCATCAGCAGAGCGGTTCCTGTCAAGGCCGTCGCGCTGAAGGTTGCCAGCGTGTTGAAGCCGGCATCGAGATAGAGCAGTTGGATGAGCGCCTCGGCATTGGTCAGCGGCGTGGTGACGCTCATCGTGATGGAGAACATATAGGTCTGTCCCGGCGTGATAATGACGGTGCGCGCATTGCCGTTGGGGTAATTGACGTCGTATTCGGTCATCGGCACGTTCTGGCCGTCGATGGTTGCGCCGGTGTTGCCGTTGGCCGTCACCGTCGCGATACCGGTCGAGCTGTTAATGCCAATGTTGGCACAGCCGCCGCCGACGATGTTTTCGCCGAACCACTGTGAGCCGTCGAGGTGCAAATCGCCGCCGATGAGCAGGTTGTGCGTCGGATTGGGCGCGCCCGTCTCGTCGATAATCACCACCGGCATCTGCGAGGTAATCCAGATCTGCGAGTCCGGGTCATCGAGCGTGAAGGTCGTCTTCGCCATCGGGTCGGTCATGGCCGTCTCGAGATCGATATCGGTATTGACGTAGGCCGTCATATCCAGGTTATTGATCACCGTATACATCTCAGTGCGTCCCTCCCGTTGCGAGACTCGAGAGGACGCCGTTGCTGCGCAGCTCGTCAGCGATCTGCTCCATGATTGCTTTGATAGTGCGCCGGTCGATGACGCGCGCCTGAACCGTGAGATTGATGGTTATGCCGCCGCCAGCGCTTGCTCCCGATGCGGCGGTTTGCGCCCCGCTCACACCGCCACCTCCGACCTGCGGAGCGCCGAGCGATTGCGCCACCGGCGTCATCAACACGCCCAGCGACGCTTTGAGGCCCGGCGCGCTTTGCTCAATGCCCTTGCCGAATTGACTCACCAGGCGCGGCCCCCAGTTCGGCAAATCGGTCCCCGGGCCTTCCTTGGGCGGGCTGTGCGGGAAAAAGTTGCTGATGGTATGCCAGACGGAGCCAACCGCGTTTTTTACCCCGCCGATCGCGCCAGTAATGCCATTAATCAGAAATTGGATGATCTTGCCGCCAAGCGCCAGCATCTGGCCCGGCCAGGCGGTGACGAGCGACCATATTTTGCTCCACAGCGAGTGCAAGGCTGAGCTTATTCCGTCCCAGGCCGCGGTAAAAACGCCGGTCACGTCGCTCCACAGCGTCCTCGCCAGATTTACCAGATCATTCCAGGCCGTGACCAGAAACGCTTTGACCTTATTCCAGTGCGTGACTATCAGAATCACGATAGCCCCGATTGGACCGGTCAGCACCATCAGGATATCCAGGCCATATTTTTTAAAAATCGAGACGATAAAATTCCAGATCCCGGTAAAAAACGACACGATGCCGCCCCAGACGCCCTTCAGCCAGCCGACGATGGCACCCCAGTGCTGCACTGCCTCGATCACGGCAAAAACGACGATGGCGACGATGGCAGCCAGGGCAAGCAGCGGCCAGGTCGCGGCCAACGTCGCGATGGCCGCTGCGCCCGCGGCGATAGCCCAGGAGACAAATGCCGTCACCATCGAAATCAAAATGATGGTGCCAACAGCCACCAGCACTGCCTTCAGTCCATCCATGGCGGTCTGATTGTGCTGGAAAAAGGCAATGATCCGACCGCCGGTTGCGATCAGCGTCGAGATCGCCCCGATGACCGAGTGGATGGCGTTTTGCAGAACGTGGCTCTGCGTCAGCCAATGGATGAAGGACATGATAATCGGTGTCAGTTTCTTCATCAGTGACGTCAGTACTGGCAAGAGTGCCTGTCCGACGGTTATTTCGAGGACCTGGAAAGCAGATTTGGCCTGCGAGAGCTGCTGGTTGAAGCCCTGCTGGGTGATCTTCCAGGCGTTCTGCGTCTTCTCCGCCATTTGCTGCTTGTTCGAGAGCGTCGAAAGATTGCTATTGTAATCGCCAATGTGCGTGGCGATAGTTGAGATGGCCTGCGATGCCTGGATTGTCACGCCGGTGACCTTGACGTGCCTATCGTTGGCTTCCTGCAAAGCTGTATTAAGGTACATGACCTTTTGTCCATAGGTCATGGTGTTAAACTTCGCCTCGTTGAAGGCGATGCCGCTTTTATGCAAGCTCGTTGTCACTGTGCCAATATTGCCATACATGACTTTGAGGCTCTGTTGGTAGTCCGTCGAAGCCTGCGCGGCGCGAATACCCGAAGAAGTCATGGTGGACCAGGCCGCGTTCATGGTCTCCATCGAAACGTGAAACTGCACCGAGGAAGAGGCAGCTTTGACAATAGTGGTGGCGTACTGCTCAAAGGTTGACTTCCCCAGCGTCACCGTTTCCAGCATTTCGCCGTTAGTCGCTGTCACATTTTTCGTCGTCACTGAGAAGCTGCGCAAAATATTGGTGAGGCTGTCGGTCGTCACGGTGGCCGAGGTCATGCCGATTTTGCTGTCCTCCGTTGCCAGCGTCAGCACATTCATGGCCTCTTTGCCTTTGTACGACGCGGACAGCACATTGTAGAGGCCCTGGGCGAGATCATTGGGCGCGGCGCCGGCGTTGATAGCCAGGTTCTCGACCTGCTGGCTGTACCACTGCATCTGTTGGCCGGAGGAGCCGGTCAGCGCCTGCACCATGTTCATCGACTGCTGGTACTGCGCCGCCATCTGCACGCTCTGCTCGCCGAAGCCAACAGCAACGGTACCCACGGCCATGAGCGTCTGACCGATGCCGGCGAGCAACTGCTGCGGATTGCCCGTGAAGAGGCCCGCGATGGCCTGGCCGATGCCACCGAGCGCCTGGCTTGCCTGGTCCTTGAGCGACAGGAGGATAGAGAGCGACATGGTCGAGCTGGAATTCATCGTTCTCCTCCTCTCTGTGCTAGAAAAGAAAAGCCGGATGAGGGTGTCTCATCCGGCCTGCTAGCGCGTGACTATGATTTCTTCGCTTTCTTTGGCGCAGGCGCCGCGGAGATCTCCGCGCCAAAGAGCTTCGCCCACCACTCGCGTTCAAGGCGTTTCTCTTCGTAGTGCGCGGCGCGCCTGCCCGCCCAGGCCACGAAGAGTCGCGTGATTTCCTGGTCATCCGCCGCGTTGAATGGTCCTGCGCCGCCATAGAGCGGCATGATCTCGAGCTGCAGCACGGCCTCGAGTTCGTCGGCTTCTAGCTCGTCGCGCTCGCCGAGATAGAAGCCGCGGACGTGGCTAAAAAACCCATGCGCTGCTGGGGCGTCAACCCCTGTGGGTTGCGCCGATTGATTTCGCCGACGATATATTCCACATCTTCATCGGCCAGCGCATTGATACTGTCCAGCGTGAGCGGAAGTTGCTTCCCTGCCCTATCTTTGAGCGTCCAATCCTTCGCCATGGTGATGATCATGGCCGCCTGGACCTCCTCGACGCGGAAGTTGAGATCCATCGTTTGCTGCGCGTCGCTTCCCTGCTCCATGCGCGCCTGGATCATATTTTTGATCATGGCCTTGCGGTCGCCATGCGTCACCACCTCGCGGATCAGCACCACTTCGCCGCTGTCCCACCAGGGCGCCTGGATCTGCTCCACTTTCGTCGTATCTCTGCGCATATGCCTGCCTTTCTTTGTGTTGTGTCGTTTGCGTTTTGTCATGCTGTCAGGTAGCCGGGGCTTTGCTGCGCCTGCACCGTGCAGCGGAAGGCATAGCCCGCCGCCGAGTTGTATTCGCAGCGCGCGGTGAATTTGCCAGTGACCGCCTCTTTATCGGGGCCGGCATCGTCTTTCCAGGTCTCATAGACCACGGGCAGATAAAACACCCACTGTTCATAGACCGGGCTGCCGCCGGACATACCGACGTAGGGGCCTTGAAACAGGAAGTACCACCAGCGTCGCTGACCTTGTCTGAACTGCTCTTTCTCGGCGATGTTGGTCAGATCGACCGTTCCTTCGAGGGTGAACTCGCGCTTCTTGCGCCAGACGCGGTTCGGCTGCTGGCGGTTCGTCGCCGTGCGTTTGAGCATCAGGTTCGGTTTCATGGTGAGTTTGTATTCCAGCAGATCGTTAAACTGCGTTGTTCCTGGCGTGCCGGAGATGGCATCGACGTAGACGAAGACTTGCCAGCCGGACATGGCGATCTCGGTCGGTTCCGACAGGCTCGTGATGCGCGAGGTGTTGAGCGGGTTCGTCGTGCGGTCGCCAATGGGCAGCTCGTCCTGCGCCTCGGCCTTCATGCTCCATTTCACCTCGTCATCGACTTTGCCGTCGAGGCTGACTTCTGAGGCAGCGATGAGTGGGTAGACCCGGCTGTCGGTGCCGGTGAACCATTCGGCGACCGCCGTGTAGAGCGAACTGGCGTCGGCCTTGAAGTCGAACACTTCGATGTAGTAGCCATTGATAGCGACGGAGCCACTGGTAAGGCCGCTGCCTGCCACCGCGGAGACTGCGCTGAACACGTTGAGCGTGTTGTAGGTGCCGTTGCCAGTCATCGCCACCACTTCCTGCTGGCCTGCAACGCCGTTGATGGTGCCAGTCACCGTCACCGAGCCTTTGGCAGACGCGCCGGTCACGATGAACTGCAAGATCATGCCTGGCGCGGTCGGCTGCGT